TGACCCTCTGTTTTGTAACCATCAAAGTAAATGTCAGATGGTGTTTTTGCACCTCGGTAGAATGTGTAACCTGTGATGAAAAGTTTTTCTATCGGTGCGGACAACAACATTGATATTGCCATAGTGCCAGAGTATGGCTCGCATCCCAGATGGTTGTATATTTTCATATAATTAGACACACCAATCCACTCAAAAGGTACATTGTTTCGATTGACACTCTCTGCATTTTTCACCACGACACTCACATAATCTGGTGACCATGTTGTTATGTTATCACCATGACCACCCTTGATAACAGGGCACGCTAAAAATTTTACGTTGTCATAGTCATCACTATGTCGGTCAATCAATTCACTCAAGGCAGGGATCCATGGTGTGGCAAAATTATGAAACAATAAATCTGTTCTTGCGCCATAATCTTTTTTCAACTCACTTGGTGTTTGAAAGTAATTCACGCGAGCAACAATGTCATACTCATCAATAAGAGAGCCCATATGTTTCTCTTTTAGGTGGGGTGATGGCCCAACAAGGGCAACTTTTTTATCACTCAGAAACCTATCAAATTCGCTCATTGATTTGTGTCTTTTCTAAAATATCTTTGATACCCTCTTCAAGGTTTATTTTTGGTTTCCAATACTTCTTTATGTAATCATCAGTCTTGATTTGCATTGATTTTTGCACCGTGTCAACATCGGTAGATGGTGTGACTTTACATGGAATATATTTCGATATAAGATTTGCTAAGTCTATAATTTTAGTCCATTCGCCATAGTAAATGTGTAGATCTCTCTCACGGTCTACATTATCATACTCTTGTGAGAGCGTATAGAGCGCCTCACAGCAATCGTCAGCATGAAGAAGGTCTCGACACTCTTCACCGTTGGTAAGCATCCTGATCTCACCCTGCTTTGCCATTTCGATAAAGTCCGATATCACATGATTCTTTTCGCTGTCAGGGTCTTTCTCAACACCGTAAACATTCCACAAACTCACGACAAGACCACCTAGATTCTTCGTGCATTCCTCTCCAACTTGCTTGAGTTTACCATACGCAGAAAAGTCCATCTTGCTCATTTGTGTTGATGTGAATATGAATGGCAAACCACGCTCTCGTATTTTATCAAAGGTGTTTGCCATGATGAGCATATTGTTTCTATAAAACTCAAATGTGTCTTGATACTTTTTCAGATACCTTGAACCACCAACATCAAACGCCAAAAAGAAAACAAAGTCTGCATACTTCAATGCGTGATGAAGTTCTTTGTTGTTTTGTTTGCGAAGATCATGATCACTCGTAATCTCTATGTCAAACTCAGTGACCGAATGACCTTTATTTCTAAGATAGTCTTGAAGGTGACCACCAATTTGCCCCTCAGAGCCAAGAATCAAATATCTCAT